GGTTGCTTTGTGCGAAGTAATTGGCACGAGGAGATGATATCTTCGCCCACAATATTTGATAGCAAAGAAGATTCGACCAAGCATCAATGAGATATTCTCGCTCATGGCACAAGAACTCATCAAGAGAGCAGATAAGGTCGGCATCGATATAAACTCCCGATTGTGAATTATCTTGGTCGTAATCGATTCCGAGGCCGTAATTCAGAGGAGCAGTCACCGGGAAGATGCTCCAACCATTATTCATCAAGAATGTAAATCTCCCGGCACATTCAATGTCCATCTGCTCCCATCCGAAATCGTAAAACGACCCGGTCAAGGTGTTAAGATTGGTGCAATCGACTGCCACCATGATGTTGATTTTGTCGAAGTCAGAAACGAATGTCTGATTGATTGGCACATAATTCATTCCGGGGTTCAAGGTCGCAATGCCTTGATAAATTGGCCGACCATCTTGAGTTTGGAAGATGGTGAATGGCACATCCTCAACCGGGTCTTCCCCGGAATTGTAAATGTACAATTGTTTGATTCGGAGGCCGAGATACTTCGACCCCTCAATGCTCACAAAGACTCCTCTGAACTGCTCTGATGGAGCGAGAGGAGTAATTTGCGCCCATTGCTGAACGAACTGCTTGCTCGTGCGGAAAAGTACTTGGTCGAGCCTTGCCTCGGCCACCGAGAACAAAACCTTTTGAACATCCATTCGGAATTTATTGTATGCGACTCTTTGAGTCGATGCCCAAAATCCGGCATACGATGCTTGCTCCGGGGTGCTGATGCTCTCAAGCAATTCCATTCCCATTCCCGGATAATCGTTGATGTAAACCCCGGAAATCGGTTCAGATGCTCCGCAATTCAGTAGTCCAATATAGTTGGTCAGACAATTCATTTTGATTCGATTTTCGCAAAGTTAGTGATTTGAATCTTTTTCCGCATTCACATTCATGATTCGGAAAATCTTATTGCTGAGGCCGACCCAAACTCCGAGAACTTGAGCGAGAATGAAGAGGAGGATGTTGTCCGTTGAGGCAACCCGGTTGACCTTATAAAGCCACCCGACTCCAATCAAGAGTGATGTGAGGATGGTCGTGACTGCCGTGTATGCATACACTTGCATCCTCTTGTTGTACTGCCTTTCGTTCATATTCCGGGGATAAGACCCCGAAGAAGACCTCCCACAAATTTCCCTCTCCTCTCTGCTCTGTCTGTCTTTGTTTTTTGCGTTGCTTGAATTGAGTCGATGTACATTGTTGCCTTGGCCAATTTTACATTAACTTTTTTCAAGGAGTCAATCCCTTCCTCGGTGTGAATTATTCGAATCGTTGCACCCATGTACCAATCGGTCATGGTTTCGTTGGCTTTGACATCCCGGTCGAATCCTTTATTGTCAAAATAGAAGTTCACCCCGATGGCGATTGCCATCATCAGCAATGCAAGTCTCTCAAATATTATTGTCATTTTAAAAATGATTTAAGTTCGTAAATTATTGAATCCCAAATGCCGACATTCTTGACCTCGCCATTTTTGATGATGGTGTAATCGTTGGTCTTCGACCTTCGATATAAATCCATTAACGCATTGAGAAGTCTGAGAGCAAGGAGGAGCAACCATCCCCAATGGAGAAAAAAGGTTTCAACTTGAGACAAATCATTTGGCAATATTTGTGCAAAATTTACCCATGCGATGACCACATATGCCGGAACATCTGCAACGAAATGGTAAAAGGTATCTTTCATTTCATCAATAATTGGGTCAAATTTATTCCATTATTGCAATCATAAATTCTCCAAAAAATGGTCAACTCTCGTGACTGCTTCGCCAAGTATGGCACACCATCTCCCACCAACTTGTGCATGACCTTGTGGGATGTTCCGACACACCTTGAAATCGGTGTGATACCAAAAAGGATATACTGCAACAAGGATTTGGTTCTGCCATTAAGCATGGCATTCAGCAACCTAATCAACCGAGTTCATGTGGCAGAACTCAAGACATGGGATGGTTGTTTCAACATCCGGAAAATTCGTGGAGGCAATGCGATGTCGTTGCATTCATGGGGAATCGCAGTCGATGTGAATGCCTTCTCCAATGGCCTCGCAAAAGAGCCAACTCTGTCTCCGGGATTCGTAAAATGCTTCACCGATGCCGGGTTCGATTGGGGTGGAACATGGAAACGAAAGGATGGGATGCACTTCCAACTTGCAAAAATTTAATATTTTTTTTTCTTATATTTTGCAGATTCAAAAACTTAGTGTTGCTTTGCATTCACTAACCAATTGAATCAATATGAGTCTCTGTCATTGTTCCCTCTGCGAAGAAGTCCTTACTTCCCCGGTCTTTTACAAAAATGCACCCTATGGATGGTCTTGTGTCAACAAGGCAATCGCCATGGATAACCCGAACCCGGATGATGCTCGGAAAGTCAAGGCATCCATCAAGAAAGCGAATGGAGACATTTACATGACATTCCCGGTTGACCGGGTCGAAAAGATTGACTTTGATGGAAAAGAAACCATTCATGTTTGGTCATCTGCTTTCGGGAAAGGCAAATTCGACCTCAAAAATTGGTGGGGAGATTGTTTCTCAAACTTGAAAAAATCAGTCCGGTTTAATGAGGAGAAAAACATTCTCATCATCAACTTCGGGAATGGCTCATACAATAAGTCAACCCGGACAAGCAATTGGAAATACAAACATGATGTCCTTGTTCGCCATGGGATTCTTGTGTATTCCGAAACCCACAAAGGATGGGTTCAGAAAATGAAACCCGGATTATAGCAATCCGATAAAAGTTTTTGAAATCAGATAGTTTTCCGAAATGCCTTCTGATTGACCAACAATTTCAAATCCCATTTTTTGCAAATGATTGCTTGCAATTTCGGTCATGCTATTTGAGGAATTATCCCATGCGATGACAATTGATTGCCGGAATCGTTCTGATGTTATTCGAATCCTTGCATCCCTCCGATTTGTTGGAGAAAGAAACTTGATTTTCAACAAGTGAAAATTTTCCATTTAATTATTCGGTGTTTCGAACTTCATTCGCCCATGGTTGAGGGTCATAAACGAAATCGTTTACTTGACCCGGAATGATTAATGTGTGAGGATTGCTCCCATCCACAATTTGCTCCGGGATTCCATCCGGGAATGCCTCACAAAGGACTTCCCCAAATCTGTCGAAATGCTTACAAGTCGAACAAGGTAGATTGATTGCTTCCATTATTTTTTGAAATATTTATCTGCGATTTTTTTGACTTCCAATGCCCATTTTCCGGGGTTCTCATTTAAGTTGAATTCCATAAATGCCTCAGCCCAAAACTCATCGAGATTTGTTTGAGCATAATCTCCCAAATAATTTTTCATTACTTCTGCTTTCTTTTGAAATCTTAAAATGGATGTATCTGATTGAGCATTGAGAAAATCTTTTCGAATCATTCTCTTGTAATATGCATTCAATGATTTCATCTCATCCCAAAAATTCTTTGCTTGAATGTCTCCCATTTTTGCAGTTGTCGTGAGGGTCATCAAATGAGCAAACTCATGAGTAAGAGTTGAGACCTCTAATTTATCAAAAATCTTTTTGCTTAGTGCTTCATCGAATGTTGGGATATCTCCGTTCAAAATTGCACTTTTTGGTTTGTAATCTCTTTTCGGAATATTCCCGGTAATTCGATTTGAATCAAATCGATGGCCAAAATTTACATTTGTAATCATTGATTTTTTCTCGAATGGTAATCCCATGTAAGCAACACTACCATAAGAACTTGCACCGGATTGCATAACGAATTTTATTGAATTGCTCTTGTCAACTCCATCACCGAGATTGTATGTGTCGGCCAATTTGTTCAATTGGTTTATTCGGAGTTGCATATTTTCGACCGAGATGGATGGGTCGATTTTGATTGACTCGACTTTCAATCCCAATTTTTTGGTCATGATGTCATTCATCTCCGCAGTCAATGACTCCATTGTGGCAACCTTTGGAGTTGTTGCCTTCGGTGGTTTCCTTGGCTTTATTGGCTTTGGCAGAACCGGAGGAGCAGTCATTTGAGGAGGGATTCCCGGAGGAGTCTCCACCGGAATCGGTGGTTCGGTTTCGGCCGGAACGATTCCCCGAATTCGATTGAATTGCTCCTCGGTGATTGGCCACAACTTGTGCCGACAATTATATCCTCCGGCATACGAGAAAATCGTGGTGGAATTAGTTCCGGCCATTTTCCCGACCCAATCAAGGGATGCCCATTTCTCGACCTCTGCCTTGGTGAATGCTTTCCCGGCTCGTGATTGGCAGAACTGCCGGGTGTCATTGATGATTGTTCCTTGATAAAAATAATGTTTCATGCCAAGGTCTTCGGAAATCGTTTGCAGATATTCCCGATTGAAGACCATGAGTGAATCATTGGTTGTTTGCTTGATGTAGGTTTCGAGATATGCTCTTCTCTCCGGTGTTCCTTCAATGAACTTAGCCAAGGTCTCCATCAGCATCGCTCGGTCTGAGACTCCGGCAATGTTGGCCTTTAAGACCTCTTGAATCGCATTCCCGAAATTGTCAACGATGCCACCACCGAGGAGTGCATCCTTTGTGATGGCGATGTTGGATTGAAGAATTGCATCATACAATTTCCGGGTCGGCACGAAGTCATCCATGGTCGAACCGATGAATTGGTCGGTCAAGTTCTTGATGGTCTTGAACTCGTTTGTCAACTTCAAGACCTCTCTCTGATATTCGGGAT